ATTGCATATCAACAATATCGATTCCGGCATCAGCCATTAGCTTCATGGACGAGCGAATAAGTTGCGTTGTCACACTACACCCCCGTTCTTCTCCTTGAGTTTGGCTTCGACCTTCCGCATTGCCTCAATTTTTCCGAATGGAGTGCTACGACATCCAAGCTCAATGTTTTCAAACTCATCATCCGTCAGCCCAACCCATTGCCGCTGTGCTGCGAGTTCCTTCCCTCGTTGGACTCCACTCATGTAAGCAATGGTCAGTTCATCGCTGTGGTCAGGCTCCTGCACAGGTGCTGAACGGGCTTGCTCCAGCTTATCAATGGTGATCTGTTGCGCTCGTACCAATGCGCTTAGTCGCTGAATGTCTTCCTGTGCTGCGGTAAGGCAGTCCTCGGACTGACGTCCTCCGGGTGGGGTGGTGTATTCAACGGAAATGGTCTCGCCGTCTTTCATCTTTGGGTAGAGCGGCGGAACGCCTGCGTTAAACGCCACAGGCTCTTGTGCAGGTGCTGAACGGGCTTGCTTGATGGCGGTGATGGCTTTGTCCATTTGAATAGATGTCTGCCCATCAATGCCTTGCTCCAACGCCTCCAGCGCCAAGTCCAAAGCAGTGTCTTTATCCATTGTTTTTCTCCTTGCGTTTTGCCCATGCTTTTTTTGCAGAATCTGCCATCTTTTGTTTTGTTGCTTCTGGAATAGCAGTCAAATACCTATTACGCATTTTTTGCCTCGTCGCTTCAGACAACTTTCTTCCAGATTGAACCTCTGATAGTTTCAAGCAATGCTCATCTGATAACGGCTTGCCTTTTCTTGCGGCAGATATTTTTGCCGCAACTTCTGGTCGCTTCATCGCATTGTTTTGTGACATTTTTGATCTTGTTTCTTGCGATGGGTTTGCCAATCCTTCTCCACCATCAGTCATATTTACAAGACCGAACCCCATATCCCTAAAGCACCAAATCAAAAATTTTTCATGTTCAAATGCTTCTTGCTCCGATCTCCACTTTGCAAGAACGTTGATTTCCAATCCATGCTTTGCAACGGTGTTATGCCAATAATTATTTCGGTCAGCCTTGCTAGTAGCTCTTCCGTGCTTGCCTTTGCCAATGTAAAAAATCCTGCCATCACTTTTTCTTGCATGAGCGTAAGTGAAATATGCTTCGTCTTTGGTCATAGCGGTGCATCCTCGTGGTTACCAGGATTGAACTTAGGGACTTTATTGCCCGTGTCTTTAGGGTTTGGAAATGGTGGGAAAGGCCATGTCATGCTTGTTCCTTAGTTGCACAAATAGCCAAATACTCTGGTTCAATAAGCTCTTTAACTTTTTCCCACAAATCTTTGCTTACCATTTCATGTGTAAAAACTGGACGATCAAGTACACGTTCAATTAAGCCGTGAACATCTTCAAATGGTCCACATAGAATTCCAGTAAAAGCCCCAATGATTGCGGCTTGTTCTCTCGTAAGTTTTGTCATTCCAAAGTGCCCTCCTTCATTTGGGTTAGGTAGGATCTGATCCTCTCCTTTGCACCCATGCCATACATTTTTTCTGCTCTTTCCAACATCGCTCGGACAAACATGTTGTCCTTTGTTGTTTGCCAAGAACGAAATATCTCTCTTGCTTCACCTTGTTCGATTTGAACTCGGTCACCTTCATTTGATCGTTTATTTCTGTATTCGTACATCAGTGTTTACCCTGATCTAACGTGGGGGTTGTGGGTGTGAAGTTGCAATGCGGCAGATATGTAAGCCTGTCTTGCGTCTTCAAAATTTTCATGAAGACCAAGATAAAAATGTTTTTTGTTTAACTTAATTTGTGCCAGCCATTTCTTGGCACGTTTATGCCAGTAAACGCCTTTGACGTTACTTTTGTTTTGCAAGTTTTCGGCTCTTGTGGCTTGTCTTAAATTGCAAATTCTGTTGTCTGTTCTTATGCGGTTGATGTGATCCAAATCATTGTCTGGAAACTGCCCATGCACGTACAGCCACACAAGCCGATGCGCCAAATATCTTTTCCCATCTATTCCGATTCTGAGATAACCAGTGTTTGTGGCTTCTATTGAACATTTCTGGCCTTTTTTTGCGCCACGTGATTTATCAACATTCCAAAAAAAGTTACCAGTATCAGGATCGTAAGTTAGCAACTCTTTAAGTCTTTCTTGATTCATGATGGGCTCCTAACATGTGGGAAATTCACAAAGAACATTGGTTCATCACCTTGTCTCTCAACATAGGTCTGTGCATCAGGAAGGAACCATAGCTTGACCGTGGGTTCACCATTTCCACTACCTTCATAGTTACGCTGCTTTCTGCATAACAGTAGCTGATCTGGATCGTTGAACTTTGGTGATGCTCTTCCAACGTCTTTGACTTCATCTTCTTTTTCCTTGTTACGCCAAACCATCCATACGTTGTCCACAAGGTCAACAATCGCACCAGATCCCTTAGTGTCGTATTTGTTTGGCATGGCATATTCGCTGGATGGTTTACGCAAGTGGTGAATCAGGTGAACATGGATGTTGTAGTCACGAGCAATGTTGATCAACTCAGCAACAAAGTTCTTTTGACCAGACATGTCGTCTTCACCCATGACACAAGTTGCCAGGTTATCAATGAAGATGTGACCAATGCCAAGCTCCTTTGCACAGTACCTGCACATGCCAATGATGAGGTCCTGAGATACAGCACCCATCTGGTCGTACAGCCAAAGCTTGTCCTCAGACCAATAGCTGAACTGGTCAAACAGGTCGTCAATGGATTTAAAGCCTTCCTCAGTCTGGAACTCAGGTGCTAGTGGGTTCATCCCTATCCACATCCTTGCCATACGTTGTAAGGTTGTGACAGGCTTCATCTCGAAAGAAGCAATAGCTACCTTCTCACCTTGACCCATCAAGGACAAAGAAATTTGAGAGGTCACCAAGGACTTACCAGAACTGTTCTGTCCTGCCCAAAGAGTCACCTCACCTTTGCGGAACTCAAAGTTGTCCTTCTGTCCAATCCAAGGCAAAACAATCGGGTTGACTGTCTTCTTGATTCGCAGTTTGTTTTTCAGTGCATCAGCATAGATAAAGGCACTCTTGACCTTAGCCTGGGCATCTGACTCTTTCATGTAAAGAGCAAAATTTACCGTGTCGTTGTTGATTATCATGATTGTGTATAGATTTCTGACCAACCTGTCTGTTTCCAGTGTGGAGCATTCGGAATCAGTACACAACTAGTGATTACCCTAGCTTTTGCTTGTTTAGCAATGCTTAACAGTGTTTTTGCTCTGTTTTCTGAAAAACTACTGATGTTGACAATCAAGCCAACACAAAACCGTAGATCAAGGTTGTGCAGCTCATCACCGTCAACATTGATGCAAGGGGTTTCGTTGTACAAGTGCCAATCATGGCTTGTCAGTGATTTGTGGTCTTCAATGCTGATGAAGGCTGGAGCTTTACCAGCCATCCTCAACCTGATTAAGGGTTCATGGCCTTTCATCGGAAGATCCTAGCCTTCTCACGGTCCGATGATGAGATTGGTTGGGCAAAAGAAAGCTTGGAATTTCTAACCCAATTCCTCCATGTTGCAAGCCAGTTGGTCTTAGCAGCACCAGCATCAGCACGAGAGATCCAGTAGTCAACAAATGAGTCTGCAACAAAGTTGATGTTCAACTCAGGTCGAGTAACTTTTGCCCAACTCTTCCACTCGTCAGGCACAACAAAATCTTCAGGCAATCTTGTTGCTTTCTTAACAAATTTAATTACTGGTTTATCTTCCTGTTTTGTAGCCAGATTCTGACCCACCTGTCGGTCAATATCTGACCCACCGTCAGTCAGATTCTGACCCACCCCTCCAAGAATATATTGGTTTGGAAGACTCACTCCCTCTTTGGATATGTGAACAATCCTGAGAAAACCTGCTTCTTCAAGACCCTTGATGTGGTTTTTCAATGTTGACAAACCCATTCGGCACTCTTCAGCTAAAAGTTTGTGCGATGGATTACATTGGCCTGTATGACCATTTGTGTGGTTGGCAAGAAGCAACAGAACAAGTTGCTGACCAGAGTTGGCTGTTTTTTGCTTTACAGCCCAAGCCATGATTTCAAAGCTCATCAGTGTCCCCTTGAGCTTGCTTGATAATCATTTTTTCTCTGTTAAAAATTTCCTTAAATTGATGAACGGTCAACTCAATTGTTTGAGTTTCTAGTCCTTCTTGCCTTTGTTCAATCCAAATTCTTCCTTGTTCTGCTGTAACGGTTGTCTCAATCTCAGAGGGAAAAAACATCATTTGAAGCTCCAAATAAAAAACCCCTGAAAGCTGGTGGGTCGAGCACCAGACCTTCAAGGGTCAGCCTGTGAGGGCTTAGATGTAATCAGCGTCTCGACCACGCCACACCTAAACCCTCTAGCCAAACTATATCACTTATTCACTTTTTTGGCAGTCTTAGCCGACTTCTTAAAGTCAGCAGCAGTTGGCGCACCTTTGCTTCCAGGCTTACGCATCTTCTCCTTAGACCCTGCCTCAATTCGCTCACGCTTTGCATGAATTGCCGCATATAAACCTTTAGGCATATTAGTTCCAATCATCCGTCATCCAACGGTCAAGACGTTGTTCAAATTCACGGTCACGTTGTTGCTGCTCTTGATAAGCATTGAACCGTGCCATCTCTGATAAGCCCATATGGTACTCACCACGCTCGTCTGGTGTCAAACCAGCCTTTGGAAACTCTGAGAATGCGTCAAAAATCATTTTGCACCTGCCTTTGAGTAAGTTTTCATCTCTCTGCGCTCTGTCTTCTTGGTCACAGCAAAGAAGTTCATGCTTGACTTCTCTGCCCTGGTAAACAAAGACGGCTTCTTGTTTTGCCAATCAAATGGACTTGGCTTGGTAGATTTCATGGATCTCCTTTAATCGACGTTTGCTTGCAATCTCTAGTGCTGTTGCCAGTACAGCAACAATACCAGCTTCTAAATCGTCTGGGTCCAAGAATAGCTCTAGACGATCAGTAGCCTGAACAATCAGTTCGTAGGCCAATTGGTGTTCAATAATTTTAGGGTGGCTCATAGGGTGAGCCTAACGTAAAAACAACAAAACAACACTAGGGAAAACACCTAGATAAAAACAACAAAAACTTTGATACATTCACCATCTGCTTTAACAAAAAGGAGATTGAAATGAATGTTCAAGCATTGAAAAAGGTGCGAAAGTTGTTTTGCATCGATGGTGTCCCAACACACATACAGCGTCATAACTGCAAGCAGTGGGTACGGTCTATCCGATTCCTTGGCAATAAATGGCTTCTTGCAACCCCGGTGACAAAGCCATGAAAATTACAAAATACGACCGACTTGCCATCGTCAAAGCCATCATGGCAGACGTACCCAAACCTGACAAAACCAAGCGCCTTGAAGAAATTCAAGCCACTATTGTCAAAGCCATGAGTCCAATGGTGCGTAAGGTGTTTAAAGAAATTCCCGGCGCATTGCGTACCTACCATGTGGGGGATTTAACTTATAACGGAAACTGGGATTCACGCATTGTTGTTGTCGGCGATGTTACTGATGGAATGATGGATGCAATCCTAAAGCCGTACAAGGATGAGGATGACGCTATCTACGCTGCTCATAACAAACTGAGAAATGCCATTGATAGCTGCACTACACGCAAAGCCCTGATGGACCGTTTGCCTGAGTTTGAAAAGTATTTTCCAACGGAAGCTGCACCAACAAAAAACCTGCCAGCACTTGCTAACGTAGTTGCTGATCTTTCAAAACTTGGATGGCCTAAGTCAAAAACAAAATGAACAACGTTATCCAGACCACATTTGCCGGGAAAAACCCGTTCACCAAAAAGGCTGTCAGAGAGGTGGATATCTCCACTTTGCGTATCACCAATGACAAGCCTAAAAAACGTGTTGCTCGGTTCTACAAGTACGACTCCATCTTCAAGGATCTCGACATAGGGAAATCCCTCTCTTGCAAACCAGAAGATTGCGATAAGGTGTCACAGGCACTGCGCTCTTACGCCCAACGTCATCACAAGTCTTGGAAGATCAAGGGTCAGATGTACTACACCAAGAACACATCTCGTGTATTTGTATTGGAAAAGAAATGAAAGACTTTTTGCAACAAGCCAAAGAAGACCTGCATGGTGTGCAGTATTGCCCCTATTGCATGGAACCTCGTAACGACAAACTCTCTTGCTGTGGTGAGAACCACTTCTTAGAGTTCCAGGACTTTGATGATGAGACACAAAATCAAATCATCCAAGACGAATATGACTCAGCAAATTGGAAATGAAATGAATGTCTATCAAAAACTGAATGCGGCTCGGAAAGAATTCCACAGCATTGAACTGAAGAAATCAGGCCACAACAAGTTTGCTGGCTACAAGTACTTTGAGCTTGGTGATTTCATCATTCCAGCGTTGGAGATCTTCAATGTAGTTGGTCTGACAAGCGTTATCAGCTTCTTCCAAAATGAAGCACACATGCGGATCATCAACACAGATAAGCCAGAAGAGGTGATCATCATTGAGACACCCATGTCTACGGCTGCTTTAAAGGGCTGTCATGAGGTTCAAAACCTTGGGGCAGTACAAACCTACCTCCGCAGGTATTTGTGGGTTGCTGCGCTTGAAATCGTTGAACACGATGCCTTGGATGCAACTACAGGAATCAAGGGTACAGCACCAGTTATCAGCCCTAGGGGTGGTATCGGTGACGACCTGCCAGCAGATATTAAGGAGTTCTTGCAAGACCTTGCAGCCTCCGTTACAGGGTTAGTCGAGGTTGGTCAGGCAGTTGATGCCTTAGCCATGATCGACGAGCAGCAATTGGAAGCAGATCAGAAGGTCTATCTGTCAAACCAGTTGAGTTCCACTGTGCGTTCTGCACTCAAAAAAGCGAAAGGTTAATATGGCTTACGACAACACCGACAAAGGCTCATTGTTTATCAATGACAAGAAAGAATCAGAAAAACACCCTGACTACAACGGGTCCATCAACGTAGGGGGTAAGGAGTACTGGCTATCTGGATGGAAAAAGAAATCAGAGAAAACAGGCAAGACCTTCTTGAGTCTGTCTGTCCGTGAAAAACAAGACACCCCCCGTCAAAGTTCTGAGCCTACCCGTAAACAGAATAAACAAACAAATTCTGAATGGTTAAAAGATTTTGACGATACGCCTTTTTAACTTGGAGAACCAAAATGAAAAAACTGATCATTGCTTTGACACTTGCAGCATCAGCCACAGCAGTATGGGCAACTTGCACAACCCATACTTACATTCAGGGCAGTCGCATGATTACATGCACTACCTGTTGTTACGGTGCTGGTAACTGCACCACCACCTGCTTCTGATTTTCGGGGCCGAAAGCGGATGCTGTAGTTGAAGTCGCCTCGACTAGTACGCATGCGTGCCGCCAAAGCTAGTCCGCTACAGACGCAGCGAGTAGGTCCCACTTATAAGGAAAACCATGTACACAGTTGAAAAAAATATCCCACTGGCTTCAAGAAAAGCTTACCCATTCGATGAGATGGAGGTGGGTGATTCCTTCTTGATTCCCTGCACTGACAACACAAAGATCAGTCGCATTCGTGCCCAGATCAACAATGCAAAGAAACGCTATCCAAACAAAGTTATCTCAACCCGCAAAGAAGAGAATGGCTTGCGTGTTTGGTTGCTTCACAAAGGATAAACATGTCATACGCACAAGTTGAGATTGACGTTATCAGATGGGGTGAAGCTCGTCAGATTGTCCAGAACAGCACTCCAATGGCCCAGGCCATCAAAACCCTTGAGGAGGTTGGTGAGTTGCTAGAAGCTATATCGTCCAAGGATAGGTTAGCAATGAAGGACGCATACGGCGATATCTTGGTTACCCTTGTCATGGGTTGTGCCACTGCTGATTTAGACCTTGTAGAGTGTTTTGAGCATGCCTATGAGCAGATTAAGGACCGTAAGGGAACCTTGTTGCCCAATGGGATCTTCCAAAAGGAGTCGTGATGCTTTGCGATATCTGCCAAACACTCGGGTCTTGTGGTGGTGGAGGGCTATGTCCTGAGTACAAAAAGTCTGCCCTTGATATACAGATATCAGGAGATCACTACAAAGACATGCCTATCCAACCTGCTCAGTACATCCATGCGAATGCTATGGGGTACTTTGAAGGTAACGTAGTCAAGTACGTTTCTCGTTGGAGAAAGAAAAATGGCATTGCTGACCTTGAGAAGGCCAAGCACTACATTGATTTGCTTATTCAGCTAGAAACAGAGCGATCTCAGCTTCCCGGCGTTTAACAAGCCCAGGAAGGACTTTGCCACCACCCTTAGTCCAATCCCTAAAAGCCTCAGCAGCACCCTCCCAATCGCCTCTATTAGCCTTCATACGGATAGTAGAGCGTTGGAGGTTGCCTAACCCTGCATTGAAGGCAAAAGATACCAAAGCGTCAAAGCTGCCTTGCCTCCCAACCACACCGGGAATAAGACGAAGAACACCCCGTTCAAAAGTTCCGACATCAGTTCGGAATAGTTTGTCGATTTCCGCTTTTGACCAGACACGATTGTCCTCCGGTTTCAATGGCATTTCTTTGCGTATTGCTTGCGTTTCTTTACCAGGAACACGGACAACAGGCATTCTGATCTGCTCTTGATACAGAACATGACCATAACCAATTGTCCAGATGTGAGCAGGGCAAAGATAAGGTTGAGAGCGAAAGCCCTCATACTTGTGCATCAGGTCTTCACCAGCCTTGGACAGCTTCACTTCTTGCCCCAATTACGGCTACCAAACCAGAACCCAATGATGCCACCAAGCATTGCCATCTCATCGCTAGAAAAAATCAGGTCAGAGTAAAGAATAACGTCATCAATGTTGTTGATCAGTGCTGGGTGCTGGTACAGATACCAAGCCATGAAGGCATTAATTGCAACCAACTCAATCACAAAGATATATGTCACTGTAGGGCGAACAGTGCCAACATAGTTAGCTACCCATTGACTAGCCTTTTCAAGCACCTTCTCGTCGTGTTTAAGGGCTGCTTCAGTCATCTGCGCTTGAGACTGCATGGCTACTTGCTCAGTGCGAATCTCTTCAATACGAGCTTGTGCAGCAAAGCCAGCAGCAGCCAGTTGTAATTCACGTTCTGTTTGAACACGAGCCAATGCCAGTTCATGCTTTTGGTCGGCTTTGTTTTGGAAGTACTCCAGCAGCTTAGGCAAGCCAGAGATTAGCAAACCACCAAGAGTAGAGATAAGAGACAGCATTACGCACTCCTTACAGACATGACCAGATAAGCTCCAAAGCCTACCAAAAGAAAAATCAGCACGACACCACTGACAACAATCAAAATTTCAACAAATTCTTCACGCTCTTTTTTAGCTCTTAACGCCCTGTCACGAGCAATCTGTGCGTCAATCTTGTCTTGCTTATTCATCTCCGCAACACGAACCATGATGGAGTTCCACACGTCCATATTGTTGGGGAAAAAGAGTCCTTTGACTTGCTCCTCAAAATCTCGCTGTGCTTTCAAATCAAGCTCAATTTGAATGGCTTTGCCCATGTTTGAACCACCGCTGCTTTTAGCTTGATTCAGGGCTTTGGTGACCTCGTGCTTTTGCTCAAAATATTTGCCAAGCAATGGTCCAAGACTTCTCACATCATCCATTGTCGCGGATGCTTCTTTGATCATAGAAACCGTTTTTTGAACAGCCGCCATGCCAGCAAGAGCTAGTGTGATCGGGTCCATTAAACAACTCCTACAACAAAAATAGCTACCTGAAGTAGCCACCACAACACAATGATGCCAATTGCAAGTTTCATGCAAATGCCCAAATGAAGATGCTTATGCAGTAGATAACAAAGCCTACCAGCATTGCTGCTGCAACAAATGCAACAGCTAGATCTTTCATTTGAAGTGATCTTTGACTGTTTGCCAGTAAATACCAGCAGCAACACATAACCCACCTATGTAAAGAATGGGTTTGGCAAGTTTGCCAAGTGTTTCAAGGACTAGAAAAGCACCCGATGCCGCTTGGAATGCAGCAACAACGCCTTCAGTGTTCTTGTCAATACGGTCTACCTTTTGTTCGACCAATATAAGACGTTCATAGATTTCGGCATGGGATACTTCTTTGTCCATGATTTATCTCTGGTAAGCAGATGGAGGAGCGATGCCACGACCAGCACCGACCTTGCGAGTATATTCTTCTTGCTGTCTACGCTTCTTGGCAAACTCTGTCTGAGCGTAAGGGCTACCCAGCAACAAGGCTTGATCTACGCTAGGAACATTGCTAGAACCTTGACCAGCACCAGACATCATAAATCCTGGTGGCAAGACAGCTTCAAGCAGGTTAGCTCCAGCCATAGCTCGTTCACCAGCAGTCTCTGCTTTAGCAAGGTCAGGAATGGCAACCAAAGCACCGATAGTGCCAGCAACCCGTACAGGCTTAGTGCCAGCACTGGTCTTCTTGGTGATACCAGGAGTCAGTTCAGCAGGGGGTAAACCAGCAGCCTTGGCTTCAGCACGAGTAGCTCTGCCCAACATCCTGTTGATCTCGTTTGCTTGCTGAATGGCAAGTTCGTTGGTCAATGGGAAAGGACGCTCAGTAAATGCCTTGGTGTATTCAAGTTGACCAAGGTTTTGACGAGGTGTGTCAATGTATTGAGCGCCGGGAACAAAAGCAAAACCCCTAGGCACTTGGTTGATGTCAGCATAGTCAGGCTTGAATTTGGGCTCACCCTTTTTGTTCAAAGCTGCTTCTGGACCCATACCAGCAAAGGCAGGTTTACCAGTACCTGTACGCAGTTCCTGTGGAGGTGCAACAGGTTGTGGTGGTTGTGCTACAGCACCAGTAACAGGGTCTGGTGTCTTTTGAATCATGTCTTTTACTTCATTGACAATTGTCTCTGTTGCAAAAGAATTGGGTTGAGCAGATGGTGTTGGAGCAGGGGCTTCAATAGGTGCTGCTGAGATTGGGGTGGAAATAGGCTCAGGAGTCACTGCAGGGGCTACAGGAGGTGTAGGGGCTGCAGTTTGTTGACCAATGCCTAGTTGTTTGTTGGCTTCAGCCAATCTTGCTGCTCGTTGAACCTTGTCAATCGTTTCAGGCGTAGGTTGACCAAGAGGGTTCAAGCTAGCGTCTGGTGCAATGTCAAAGAATCCACCTGTAGGAATGTCGATGGTTCGATCAATCTCAGGCGCTTTGGTCATGTAACGATCTTTGATGCCCTTGTAGATTTTGGGTGCAGCAATCGTAGTCAAACCACCTAGCACAGCAGCACCAGTTACCAAAGCGGGGGTAGACGACAAAACGCCTAGAACAGTCATTGGAGACTGTGACGCATCTTTCTTGCTGCTTTCCTCAAAGCCTTGAACGATTTCTGCCCGTTTAGCAGCACCTTCTGCATCAAACTTAGCAACAGTTTCAGGACCGCTGGCAATTGCTTGAGGGACAACAGCGCCAGCAGGAACAGGTCCCCTTAGCTCTGCGTTGATCTCTGCTTCTGAGTAACCAGCCTTTAAAGCTGCTTCACGGAATTTTGCTTCATCAAATGCCATCATTAACCCCCAGCTTGTTTTCTAAGATCAGCCAATGAAGGTCTTGGCGCTTCTTTTGGTTTAGGAGGAGCAACAGGAGCATTTGCCTTTGCAGGTTGTGCTGTTGGCTGTGCTGCTGGCTTTGCTTGTCTTGCAGAACGATTCATGAAATCGGTGTTGACGATCTGCTGAATCTTGTCTGCATAGTTGTTGCGGATATCTTTGAAGATATCTTTGTTGACAAAGTTAGCCCCAATAGTTCCAGGCACAGGCAATGTTTTGGCATTGTCGTAAACGCTTGCAACCTCTTCAAAGTAAGGAGCATATGCGTTGATCATGTCCCTGTTCTGACGCATTGTTTCAAGTTGAATCAGGAACTGCGATTGAGGATCTGCAAACGTTACAGATGTAGGCAAAGAGATGAAAGATGGTTTGCCGTATTCATCTATGGTTTTTGTGATTGTTGAACCAATTTCATTGCTCAACGTAAGAGCAGCCCTCATTTGCTGAACAATCTTGCTTTGCTCTTCCTTGGACTTGCCAGCAATTGCAGCTTTAAAGCTTTCTGAAGTCAAAACACTCTCTAGGTTAGAGGTGGTGTTCTTGGATGTTTCAGAGGCAAGGCTTGCACTGTCTGTTTGTTGCTTCAGGCTATCTGTGCTGACTCGCAATGAGTTGTCTTTCGACACCAGATATTTGCCGTCAATAGAGAAGGTTTCGCCAAGATACTTGTTGGGAATGCCAAGCTTTGCAGCAAGAGTAGCATCAATCTTTTGGCCTCGACCAGCAGAAGCATTTTGCTGAATCTGGTTCAAGTATGTTGAAGAATCAGACTTGGTGCTTGCTTGGCCTTGAGCAGTAGACAAAGTGCCGACCAAGTTGGCATACACATCACCAGGAAGACCAAACTTCAAGTTAGATACAAGTTTTTCTAGGGTATCTACCTTGCTATTGATGCCGTTAAAAGCAGTAAACAACTCTCTGTTTCTGACCTTTTCTTCGGTGAATTTTTTGTTGTAATCTGCACGGTTTTGTTCAAGGTTCTTACCCGCCATTGTGCGATCAAAGTCGGTAACGCTACCGCCACGCTTTGAATATTCTTCGGGCGTAAGCAGTCGGTTCAAACCACGATCAAAGTAGCTTTGTGGTTGACCAAGGGCATTAGCTCGTACTTCAATGATGCTGCCGTTGTCCTTAGCAAACTCTACAGATGTTTTGACTTCACCACCTGTTGCCAAATTAAAAGCAGCTTGCCTATTACCCATCATGAAGGCAATAAGGGCCTGACCATACATAGGCTGCTCGGTGACATTACGCAAAGCATTTGCAGCAGCAAGATTGCGCTCACCTTCAGTCTTGGCATTCTCAATAGGCGCAGTCAATGTTTTGAATTGAAAGCCACGAGTTTGAATGTCTCTTGCTGTATCAACAAGCGCACGACCTTCAGGTGTGTCTGTACCCACTTTGGTGGCAACATTAAGCAAGCCAGGAACGTTCCTTGTTTGCAGGTCTTGGTTGCCTTGGTTTTTCAGTTGAGCAGCATCAATTAATGCACTTGGATATGCAGTAACTGCTGGAGCTTGAGGATTCATAGTGTCTTGCATGATGTTTATCCCATCCCCATAAGTTGACTAGCAATCTTTTGCAGCTTGCCGAAGCCTGGAACTTGTTGGTAATCATTGCCTGAAACAGCAAACTGGTTGCTTGTGTCAGGAGCCAATGGATTGAAGTCTGTTTCGTTTTTTACATCAACAGAAGACTGAGGACGAAATGTCCCTTCTAGGATTTGCCGACCAGCATCTGGTGGTGGAGCAAATGTATTGGTTTGTACGTTTGATGGTGCGTCTTGACCAAGCGGAGTAATCTGAACACCAGCAGCAGGTGGAGTAGCTGGAAGCATTGGAGCAACAGCAGCCTGAGGTGGGACAACAGGTTGCGAACCCATTGCTGGCGCTGTTGGAGGTACAGCACCAGCAGGTTTTGAGGGTTGATAGGTAAACTCACCTTGGTTGTTTTGCTTGAGGCCCATGTTGTTCAGGGCTTGTATAGCACCAGACTTTTGCAGACCATAAAGAACGCCATAGGTTTTAAGAGCCTTGCCAATTTCAGCAACAGGACTCTGCCCCATGTACCTGCGAGGATCTGCAAAGCTTTCGCCAAAAGGTGTAATTCCTGCTGACATGATTGCTCCTTAAAAGCCAAAGCCCTTGCTGCTTGTACGCTGACCCTGAGTGCCTTGGAAGCTTGGGGTTGTGGAGGCTTGTGGTGTACCGTACACAATGGATGCGTACTTAGAGTACAGGTCCATTGGAGCTCCAGCACTGGTAATCTGCTGTTGACCAGCATTCATGCCCAAAGTGCCTAAGCTTTGACCAGTTTCCAAACCAGTACGAGCAGCACCCAAACGGTTAGCTTGTACCTGAGCTTGAGCGCCAGCAGCAGCAGTTGCCTGACGTTGAGCATTCAGGGATGCAAGGTTTCTGTCAGCCAAAGCCATACGGGAAGAGCCCAAACCACCAGCAGCACCGTACATGGCGTTTTGACCAAGTTGTGACTCACGAGCAGATTCACGACCTGCTTGCAAGGCAGCATCAATTTGAGCTTGTTCGTATTTAGGGTCAAACAAAGCACCAAGAGTAGTAGCGCCACTTTTGACAAGTTCACCACCTTGTTTTATTGCGCCTTCTGCAACACCACTGGCACGACCAAATACGTCTTTGGCGGCTTGATTAACAAAAGGCTGTGCAAGATTCATTCGCTCTTCAGCACCACCAATGGTTTTTTGGTACTGAGGAAGTGCTGTGCCTGTCAGAAATCCAGTTTGCGCTTTGAGAAGCTCTTTTTGCTCTTCTGTGACAACTGGTGCGGATGAGGTACTGCCTTTACCGAAACCCATGATTACACTCCTTTACCAATTGCATTTGGAGCAAACTGATTGTTTGCAGGACTTCCCTTACCTGTGCTGGGCTTGGGTTGCTGTGGATTATAAGGCTGTACCGTATTTTCGTAAGCATTCGGCATGCCCATCTCTGGTTGACCACCCTGACCTGGAGTGGTGACCTTACCCCCTGCCAAGCCTTGCAATCCAGACAAAATGTCGTTCATCTGATTTTGTTGACCAGATTGCTGGGGAACAGGACTAATCCCGGTTCCTTTGCCTGTTTGTGGTGATTGTGGAAACTGAACTTGTGGTGCAAAACTTCCCATGATTAACCTCTCACCATATCAACGTAATGCCATAAATCTTCATTCCTATATGTCCCAACAGGTTTATCAGGACACCAAGATAATGGAGGACCATTTAATTCCGCATATTGTTCGCCAGAAACAATAAATGTTTCAAACTGCTGTGGAACTACCCAATTACCGTTTGATTCTTTTTGACCGACTAAAAACCGAACCTGAATACCAGGAGTTTCTTCAATCAAATTAATGTCTTCAGTAACTGTTTTTTCAGGAATGACAGTTGTTCTCATGATTATGCCCAAACAGGAATATAAATTGTGGTTGAGTCAATCTGCATAGTTATCCACACGTTAGTGGATGCACCTCCAGGTTTGACCCCAGAAAAGGTTGCAACATCTGTTCCTGTAGAGGTTCCGCTAACAAACCTCAATTGATTGCTTGTAGTTCCAACCAATGTCCTAGCCAAATCAGCATATAAGTTTGTCACCAATGTGCTGTTATTGGTAGTCATTCGACCAGCAACAGACAAGGCAGTTCCACCGCCAGTATTAGCGGCCTCTGCCCCAACTCCAGCAGCAGATGAGTTGGAAAAGAATCCACCAGCACCGTTACTGCCTGAGCTTTGACCAACGACACCATAACTTCTTGATAGCGTATTTGCTATACCAACAACACCAGCATTGATGCCGCTAGAAGAAGATGTTGCATAACCAAAATGACCTGTTCTGGCTTGACCGGGAGCATTGGTTGCCGCAAGTGCAGCAGAACTGTAGTCAATGTTGTAGGTGGTTCCAGCAACAGTTACAGGAATTGTCGTTGGGTTGTCACCATTGAATGCCGCATCTCCATTGGTGTTGATGTCACCACGGAAAATGCCGTTGTTAAAGAACACGTTGCCAGTTGTTCTTTGGATGTAGTAACCAGTTGTTCCGTATGAGGATGGAACACCAAAGGTTGGAGGGTTAGAGCCGTTCCAGTTATCAGATCTGATATCTTGAAAAACACTTGCAGCAGTTGGCGTACCCCAAGATGTTTGACCAGCAGGAACGCCATCAATGGTTGCAGAGCTTGAGTTGTAACGACCAAAGCTGTACCACAGCACTTGACCAACAGCTACGCTAGGAGCAGTTAAAGACCATCCAGCAGGGGCTGTAGGGCCAGTAGTGTTGCCAGGAGTACTTGGAGCAGTGCCAGCTTGGCTTTGCACCCTGTAAGCCGTTAAGGCACTTATGCCATTTCCTCCAGCAGGACCATCATCACCGTTGTACGAGAACGCATAAAGCGGGTAAAGAGTGTTTGCCCAATTCAGCGTAGATGTCACAGTGTTGGCATTGACCACCAAAGGAATGGTGATTGCCCACAGATAGCTACCAGGGGTGGTGTTTGTTATCGGTGATGTTGTCCAACCAGCAGGAGCCATGTAAGAGCCAGTTGACCATGTGTACAACGATGTCGTTGTTGGCCTAGCAGGTGGAGTTGCTGTCGATGTCCAGATGTAGATCGATGGGGCAGCAGTGTTGTAGGCAGTGGTTGTTGTAACCACATCCAAGTCAATTGCAGCACCAGACTCTTGCAGGTAAGTCGAATCAGGAGCAGTAGTAGCTGCAACAAAGTTGATCTGACGACCACCATTGGTTTGGTAGAACAGAAACTTGGTTGTGCCAAAGCCACCAGAAACCTTGTTCCAAATGTAGTCCGCAGGATTTGTTGATTCGGTGGTGTCGTTGGTGTTCCTCAAACCATAATATTCACGGTTTGTTGGGCTGTTGCTGAAGTTGACAGAACCATCAGCACTGTCGGCATACTTGACTGCCAAGTACCTGTACAAGTAAGCAATGATGATCCCTGAGGGACCACTGATCTCTCCGCTGTTTGGGTCAGCAGAAAGGTTTGCTCCAAAGTTTGCAAGCAAGTAATTGATGGAGTCAGCCATCTCGGCTGGCAGAGAGTCTCCGTCTAGTAAGAATGGCATTAGAAAGCGTCCTCAACGATGGTTGCTTGCCAATTCAAAGCAGTCAGGTTCCAGGTGTTGGTTGCGTCATTGGACTCAACCTTGACCGACACTGTACGAACAGCATTTTGCTGAGTTGTCACCCAAGGACTGTTTGTGTCAATGTTGGTAATACCTGTTTGACCGTATGTAGCAGCTTGGGCAGTGGAGTTAGCTCCACCAACAGCAATATTGATAGCACCAGTACCAGAGATCTCAGGCAGCAACCTGTGTGTGTAGATCTTGGAACTGTAAGGAATCGGACCCTTGTCTGATTGCAAAACAATGTTGTTGCGCTCAAACGTTGCAGGAATCGGTGCTGAGTTGATAAACGAGTTACCAATGTTGGTCTGAATCAGCTTCTGGTTAGTTACACCACCACGGGCATAGGTAACCAAGCGAGAAGCCTTCTTGAACGAACCAGAGATGAACTGAGGACCTTCAGCACCCATACAAGCGTTGGCGATGTCTTTAGGAGCATTCCAGATCTGCAAGTCATAGCGGTATGACAGCATCTTGTTGCAGTAACCAGTAGAAGTCAGATCGGGATAGTAGATCTCAATCTGGTTTTTCTGGGTGTTGTTGACCATAAAGATGCGGTCAGAGTACAGCGTACTCAGGTTACTGAAGAAGTAGTTCTTGACCTTTTGGTTGCCCAAGGATTGGAAGCTTGCACCGTCAAACACCCAGATGTCTCGGGAATCAACACCGTAGACATTGGAGTCTGCATTTGTCCAGCAGTTGTTGTTGATCAACCCACGACCTTGGTTATACAGGCGAATACCGAACACTGGTGCTGTGGAGTTCTGATAGTTGATTGGCGAAAAAACAACAGTATCCCAATACGAGCATACATAGAAGTTGCCACCAAAAACAAAACCGTCGATCAGTGGACCACGAACAGGAACTTCTTGCTCGTTGGCTACGTTAGACAGGGTGGGTTCCCATGTTCCTGGTACACCAGTTTGGGCAAAAGCTTGTGACCAACGTACCGTAGTGGGGTAGTTGTACTCAATGCCACCAATGATTTTGGTGATGTTGCCAGCAACCAAGATGTTGCCAAGGTTAGGAGAGGAGTAGTTCCTGACAAACCCAGCAGTGGTTTTGGTAACCCCAGGTTCATAATTCCAGTTGGCATCAGACTCAATGGCAATCTCATTGGCTGTTGACAGGAAATACATGGGGTTGTTTAGCGTGTCATTGATAAAGAACACGCCACCAACAACAGACATGGTGATATTCAGGTCAGCAGTGTAGCCAGCAAGGAAAACACTTGGGTTTGCACCAACACCAGGGGTAATGTTGCTAATACCAGCAGAGGTAAGCATGTACCATCTGCCTTGGTTGGATGAGTTCCTTGTGGCGACAATGTAAACCCACTGAGTTTCTGAACGATACCCACCTTCCATAAAGATAGGTTCGTTAGGAATAGCACTCAGAATTTCTTCTTCGCCAAATATCTTTTTGACACCACGAACATCGGATTCAATATTACGCCCGTTGTTGTATTCATTTGGACCAAGAGCATTACTCGGAACATCAGGAGTAAATGACATGTTGGTAAATGGAGTCCGCAGACGGGTGTAATCAGCCATGTTATGTCACCGTGGTTGTCATTTGCTCTAGATTCCTGATTAATCGACTATCAGTTGGGTTGAATTCTAAAGCTTTTCTGCATAAATCAACTGCTTCTGCCTTCAGTCCAAGGTTCCAAGCACCAAGGGAAGCTAGGTCAAAAGGCTTTTCAGTCCACACAGATGGGTCCATCGTATATACAGCCTGTTTGTCAACAATCTGTAAGGCTTGTTTTGCTGCTGAATAGCACTCTGTCCACAGACTCCTGCGGTAACAGAACATGGCTAAATCAACCCAAGGTTCACGGGTGTTTGGAGCTTCAGCACAAGCCAATCTGTACCACTTCTGTGCTGTCCATCCATTGCCTGTTTCTTCATATGCTTTGCCAAGCAATCTCATGGCATAGCAGCGTTCGTTTTCCCAAGTAGCCTCAGGCATAGCCAGATAGCGATTTAACGCCTGTATGGCCTCTTCCCAGCGGTCGTAGAAGGTTAGTTCACGAGCATGATAGAAAGCATTGCGAGGGCAGTATGGGTCTTCCTTAACCGCCAACTCAAGCAATGGCATGTATTGACCACGAGACTTTGTTGGGTCAGGGTGGTGGCTTACCAAGAGCATGTCTGTCTGAGCATAGACCTCGGTAATCCTGCCGTCAGGACGAGGGTATTCATGGACAGGGTGATGCCAGTGGTAACCATGACGGTGGTGAATCTTCTCGTAAAAGAAAGAAATCCCACAACCCCAATCAAACTTGTATCTCAAACGAGTGGTTTGTTCTGTCCAGACTCTCTCTATTTCTTCACGCCATCCTGGTTCTAGGACCTCATCAAGATCTAGAGAGATACAGACATCAAAGTCACCGGGAATCAAAGCTAAAGCAGTGTCCCTTGCTTTGTCAAACCTCCAAGGCTTGATACAAATATCATGAACCTTGGCTCCGCATTCCAATGCTTTTTCAACAGTTTTATCTGTCGAACCAGTATCTGCAATCAAAATCAAATCTGCATCTTGAGCAGAATCGCAAAATCGTTGAACAAACTGTTCCTCATTTTTGCTAATTGCGTATACGGCAATTTTCAATGTCATGCTATGCCTTTCAATGTTAAATTTTTATCAGTGGTTTTGCGTTATCAAAAATCCCTGATGGGTTGATGCCTTGAGGGACACCTGCTGGATCGATGATGTCACATACATCATCACCATCTCTTAGTGCATGGATGCAAAAACACAGAGTCTTGTCTTCCAATGCTGTGAATTCATGCATTACGCCAGCTTTGATGAAGATGATCTGTGGAGCAACAAACGTACTCTCAACACCGTTAACAACTGCTTTTACCGCACCACGAGCCAACAATGTTTGATGATTAAACACATGCTCATGACCTTCATTTACATCACCAGCCTTTTCAAACAGCATTTGTCGAATGTAGACGTTGGCAACGCAACTGATTGTGGAAACTGGTTCAGCCATTAAACACCTGCCACAGAAAGTTCATTCGGAGCTTTAGGCCAAACAATGTTGTCGTAAATACTGCTGATGGTTGAGGGAAAATCACGCAACTGTTGGCGGTATTGCAGCCATAGACCGTACTCAGCATCACTCATGCTTGTGGCAATACCAAGCTCTTTTTGCTCCCGATGACGCTCAAGACGGAACGTGCATTCATTGATCTTGTCATCCCGTTCATCACGCAAATTTTGCCACTTATTTCGTTCACGTTCAGCATCACGAGCCGCAATTTCTTCCGGTGTACCTTTGGGGTTTACAGAAAAAATCTGAACCCACATGCCATCAAGATAAGCAGGGCGCTCTTCCTGAACTGTGTGATCAGCATCAGCCACCGGCACACCGGTTCGCATGACCTGCACATAACCATCGGGCAAGCCGCTGGCAAAGTTGGTCGTAAAAGACGTGTTGGGGTGCCGTGTTCGGATGTCATGCTCAGTCAACGGGTACTCAGCAACAACGCCATTTTCAATTCGTGCAAACATTTAATTTCTCACTTTCCTGCAACATAAGGGAACGTACGAGTCGTTCCCGGCCAGATTATGCGGATGACACCTTGACCGCCACTGCGGGCGTTTCCTGATCCACTGTCATCTCCACCGCCACCCGCACCATATAGACCGCCAGCAGAGTTGTTAGCTTCCCCGCTATTCAAGCCGCCAGACGCAGCCGGAGCAGAGCTAACTCCAAATGGGTCCCAACCTGTACCTTGAGCTTTTCCACTCCAGCCAAGGCCGTAAACGCCAACAGAACCTCCGTTACCAGCAGTACCAGTAGAGCTTGTACCGCCACCACCGCCGCCGCCAGCACCATCAGTTGGAGGGACTGTTGCGCCAGCGTTTTCTCCATTTCCGCCATTACCTAAATATCCACCAGCACCGCCAGCACCGCCAGAACGAGTACTGGATGTATTAGCGCCACCATTCCCACCATTTCCGCCACCAATAGAACCGCCAATTGTGCTACCCGTACCACCAGTGCCGCCACCTGTACTGAGGCCACCACCACCGCCTTCTGCCCACACACTCGCGTTGCTTGTGTCGGTTCCATTGAACAAACTCACGCCGCCGCCTGTTGGGCCAGTACCGCCAACGCCAGCGGTTCCTACACTCAAATTAATAGTTGCTCCCGGTGTAACGGCAAGGTTGTTGTAGTAACGCAATCCACCGCCACCGCCAGAGGAAGATGTGGATTCGTTCCGGCGACCTCCACCACCGCCACCAACACACAGCACACTCACAGAAGTCACACCTGCGGGAACAGTCCATGTACTAGCGCCTGTTGTTGTAATAATTGCTTCACTGGTGTTTTCGGGAGCGGTTGAAGGGTATTTGGCTCCACCAAGAATGATGCGAACAAGGCCTCGACCGGGACGGCTAGGAGCGGTACTTCTACCCCCGCCAGACCCGCCACCAAAATCCCCTCCTGCACCACGATCAGTATTCGAGCTTAATCCGTTTTGTCCGCTTGTTCCGCCTGAGCCACCTGTACCGGGAAGCCCATATGTCAACCCAGATGCTGCGGTGCCAAGCCCCCCGGCACCAGAAGAGCCACTACCGTAAGCGCCAACCCCACCACCGCCACCTCCTGTGTTTGTGTTAAGA